GCCAGCAATAATTGTCTTAACTTCTGGCATATGTGGAACAGCAGCCACAAGATTATCTACTCGCTTCCATCTCTTAAATGTTTGTAGAGAAAGAATTTGATTCTCTCTTCGTGAAAAAGGAATGGTAGATCTAACAGAAGACTTCTGTGGATTTACAATTAACATCCTGGGAATTTCCATCTGTTCTGCTGAGTTCCAGGCAGAAGGATGAACACAAGCTAATCCGGAAATCTTGTCCTTGATCTTCCAGATCCAAGGATAATACTTTAAAAGATTCCCATCGTGTACAATAACAATCTGTTTAACCCTGGAATCCACATTTCGGATCATTCGAACCCAATCTGTTTCTCCTTCTGTTTCCTGACATTTAAACCCGAAAATAGATTCCCAGATAATAATGTCGAACCCATTTGCTTTCTGGATAAATCTATCTACCCAGGCAGAAGAAAGAAAAGGTTCATAGGCAACTCCCCATCCATTTCCTTGATGAATGGGAAGATTAGATCCTTCGCCTTTTACATAATTAACAAGAGACTTAGTTAATTTAGACCCTTCTTTCTTAGAAGGTTTAACACATACCAATTCCACTTGATGACCAAGATCTTTAAATCCTGCCATTAACTGTTCTGTGTGATTAATGATTCCACCGTAATTGTTAAAGTCATGAACAACGAATAATATTTTTTTCATGTTTAAATGTCCAGTGTAGCAAATGTTCCAATGTGCATTTGATCTGCATATTCATGTAATCCAGATTCCATGAGATAATCTCTCCAATCAACAGATTCCCACATACCCGCAGAGATTCCATTCCACTTGTCATGCCAATTCGGATGATTCTTGTTTAACCTGCGAGACTCAACGAAATTAAATCTTGCTTCTTCATATGCTTTAGATTTACACTCAGACATCTTCTCACGCATATAACACACGACAGAAATTCTTTCGCCTTCTCCGGTGATAGGAGTATTGCCATGAATTTCGTGGACGTCCATCATAATTAAATCTCCAGGCTGGACATCTACCGCAGCACGGAAAGCAGGGAAAACAAGATATGCCCCACCATAAGGAATCCCATTAGAAACTACAGATAGATTACCGAAGCCAGTGGGCAGATCACCAGCGTCTCTATGTGCTGCAGTTCTATATGTTTTGTTAACGGTGATCGTAGTATATGCAGAATTACCGATCCTGAAAGCTGGATCCAAGTTAGCTACTTCTTTATTTTGAGCAGCCCATCTGCCTGGAATTAATTCATTAAATAATTCAGAAATCCTCTCAATAAAAGGAACAGCAGTACTAAACTTGTTGCTTTGATGAGAAGTGTAAGAAGTCGTGCGGCAATACGGAATACGGGGATAGCGATCAAAATAACCAGCAATACCACTGTGAACGGGATTAGCATATGATGTATCAGAAATCCAATCATTTACTTTTTCTACCTCTTTTAATCTTTCTTCCCAAGGCAATGTTTTTGTGACTGATGCCCAACTTTCAAAGTCAAATCCTTTTGGTCTTTTAAGAGTTAACCAGACTTGACCTCTAGACCCAACTTCTGTTGAATCTTTGTATTTGACAAATGCTTCTGCTACAGGATCATCACCAGTTACAGTAGTTACATTTCCGGAAAGAATATCTAGAACTCTTTCTTGAACTAAAGTAACCCAATCTCTGCCAGTAGATTTTTCAGTTCTAGGACCAGCAGCAATCCCACGATTCTGAGATTCAACAGCAGCATCTCTTAATCCAGAGTATGCTTGTTTTTGCATCTCTTGAGAGAAAACTCCCTTACGGAATTTAAGTAGGAGGTAATCTTCTAAATTAGGATTCTTATCTGTAGGAGGAATAGGTTTATACACATCACAATCTTCTTGAAGAAGTACATCGTAATGTGATTCGTCCAAGAAAGTTCCCAGTAGATCCTCGACCCTTGTGTTTGTGCCTGGGACGCATTCCCACTTCTTTTCTAGAAAAATCTGTTTTGGTTTCTTCATACTTTTATTATACCTCATTATTATATAGATTGTCAAATATTATCTATATCGTCTAATGATTCTCTATATTCTTTCTCAGAAATAGGTTCATCTGTATATTTCATTAATTCATATTCACACCAGGTAACCAACTTAGCTAGGATCTTAGACAATTCAAATAGAATTGATGCGATGCCCTGGAAAAAGAATAAGAAAGCTATTACAACAAAATGTAAAATTAATACAATAAGAGAAAAAATTCCTATTGTGAATATGCTAAAGTATGCCATTACAATTCTCCCTTAGAATTTGAAACTATTGAACTTAGCTTTTAAATCAGGTTTACCAGAATATCCAGTTGTATCAAAAGAAGAATCATCTACTGTAGATCCGAATGATTCGTCTGCTGATCCTGCTATCTCGTATAACCTCATCTTAGATCTATCAACACCCACAAAGAATTTCTTGTTCATTGAAACATCGTTGTATCTATTCTTTAATTGTTTGACCATTAACTGAGATAACTTTTCTAATTCGTCTGTATTAATCAAGGCAAACATAAAGTCTGCTGTTGCTGGCAATCCAAAGGATTCAGAAGTATCTGTTAGCTCTACGTCTGAAGAAGAAAACCCTGTTCTGTTTGTTTGTGTTGCAGTAACTACAGGAACTCCAAATTCAACTGCTAACCCACGGATTTCTTCCGCAATAGATTTAATCATAACATAAGTGTTTACTTGTGGAGAAAACTTAACTCTTGAAGAAGAACAAATATTCAGATAATCGATGTAGATAATATCAGGAACAAACTTTTTCTTAAGAGCTAATTCATTTAACAAATGACGGAAATGATTTACATTTGCTGAAGAAGTGGGATATTCTTTAACAATTAATTTGCCTGCGACTCTTTTCTGTGCTGACGAAATTAATTTAACATATTGTTCTTTTGAGATAAGATGTAGATTCTCTAAAGAAATATCCAGTATGTTTGCGTCAATTCTTTCGGCGATTTTTTCTTCTGCCATTTCTAATGTAATGTACAGCACATTTTTACCTTGAACCAAATTAGATGTTGCAAAGTGACACATCGCCAAGGATTTTCCGACATTAGTATTATGCGAAGAAATTCCATTAGTATAATATCTGTGGTTGGGATGATCTACTTGAATATCAACAATTGGAATATATTTTCCTGTCTTGACAACAGACCCCAATTTAAATTTACCGTCATCTGTTAATACTGGAAATTCTTGTGGTGATAATGTTTTAAATTTAGGGTTATTCCATTCTTTTGCCAATTTCCAACCATTGTCAGTTTCGAATAGATGATTTTCATTACATCTGACTGTTGGTTTTCCTTCTACATACAATACATATTCTTCCCATATTCCTTTATCTACATAAGAATTGACAGGAACCCAACCGTCAGGCGAATCTACAAGAACCTCGTAATCTTCTAATAACTCTGAAATTTCAGAAATATTGACGATTTTTTCTTCCCACTTAGTATAATTATGCATATTTTTATATAAATACCTGAATCTAATTTTAACTTTTGTATCAGGGTGCACACAACCAGCTAAAATTACATTCAAAGTTTTCTTCGGCAATCCGCCCTTTGTAATATCATTTAACTGACTAATATCAAAGGGAATCTTTTCTTCTTTACGATGATAGAAGTCATATCTAGCCTCGTAATCTTCAATGAAATCGTGACCAACTGTTGGATCAAAAGAAACAGCGAGCGCTTCTTTTAATAGATCTGGAATAATTCCTTTATCTTTTTTCTCTTTTTTGTCTGAGATAATATGGATAGATTCTAGAACTGCATTATGAATTGCTTGTTCTTTACAGAAATCTTCTGTCTTAGAAATTAACCATTCTAGATTATTCTCTTCGCCTTCTACATAATCATCTAGAACTTCTGTTGTGGATCGAATCTCTTCTTCTTTAAGAGAAGAATCAGAAAGGATTACTCTAAGAGCTTCAATTGTTGGAGCTTCGTTATAGGTTCCAATGAAATTGGAGATTTGTTTAAATAATGTTTTGTGTGTGAAGTCGGAAAAGTATTCCGACTTCAGATAAGGAAGAGTTGCACGGAAATAATTCTCATTTAATAAAAGCGACTTCAGAATCAGATTTTCTATTTGCATTTACCTTCTCATTTTCAATAGCAGACTTAATAGCATTTGTTACAATCTTTCCCACGGTTTTCTTTATAAACAACTCTAAAGTATTAGGATTAGCGATTGTATCATATGGATTATATACTACTTCATACTCAAAAGTCAACTTGTCAGTACCCAAATCGAATTTTGCTACTTCTACAATAATTCCTTTGTGTCTGCCTTCTTCTAATCGAATAAGAAGATTTAAATTATCTTCCTTCTTCTTCTTGTTCTCTACTAAGAAAAAAGAGCATTTAAGATCTGGCAAAGACACATATTGGTAATTTTCTGGCTTCTTCTTTGGCATATTATTCTTCTTCTTTCCACAGCTTAGTATTCAGGGAATATTTATTGATAACCCATTGTTTAAACTCATCTGATGACAACAATTCTTCTGCAACTCCACCAAAGTCGTCAGATCGGAATTTTTGTTTACCATACTGATACCACCCCTTTGATGGGTTAGTAACAACACCCGATTCTAATCCCATGTCTAATAGACCAGAATACTTAGAAATACCATCCTCTAATGAGAATTCAACTGGAATCTTGGACTTTTCTTTTACAAATCGAGACTTTTCAATATTAATGATAAAGTTAAATCCAACAACTTCCTTTCCGTCTTTGTCTTGCTGACGACCAATGATGTAAATGTTATCTGCGGAGTAATAAATTCCAGTTCCGCCTGACACAACATCCTTCGGGAATAAACCCATTTCTTTGTAAGTATGATTAATCACAATCATCGGGATGTTCTTCATCTTGATATGTGGAGTAACAATACGGAAAAGAGATTTCATTTCCTTAGCACGAGTCATATCAGCTGCTGAGTTTTCGTCTAGAGCATTTTGTGCTTCTTTCTTTGAAGCTAGATTACCAACAGAATCAACAATGATAATAACTTTGTCTGCAGGAGTTAAATCGTTTAACTGTTTTGCTAGATCAAACTTTAACTCTTCGATATTTGTAATAGGAGTATGTGCCACTCTGGCTACATCAATTCCCATGTTCTCGAAGTAAGCCTGTGGCGCACCAAATTCGTTGTCATAAAAAAGCATAACTGCATCTGGATATTTCTCCATATATGCCTTGCCAAGAAGCAGAGCAAAAGAAGATTTAAAGTGCTTTGATGGTCCGGCGAATACAGTTACGCCAGGAACAAATCCTCCGTCTAATCGCCCAGAAAGAGCCACATTAATAGCAGGAATAGGAGTAGTTACTTCTTCTTGCTGTGTGAATACAGTTGATTCTCCAAATTTGGAAGTGCTTTTAATTGTGCTGTTCTGTAAAATTTTATCTAAAAGTGACATATTTCCTCTATTAATATTATACTACTAACTGAAAAAAGAGTCAAGCGTTGCGATCTTTTCGTGTTGCCAACCAATTGCATTTAATATATGTGAGATTGGATCCAAGAAAGTTTTCTCAAATTGCTTTTCCCAATCTACAGAATCTTCCAATTCAAATTCTTTCGGTAGAACAGAATTAAATGAAATGACATCTTCGTGTATTGAATTGGGCTTCTTCAGATAAAGAAACTTAATCTTTTCTCCTTCAGTTATCTCCGCATATTCTGTGGTTAAATTTAATTTCTTTATCATGTGATTAAACAACAAAGATCCTCTCACATGTATAGGAGTTGCTTTTTTGTAAATAGAAGTCTTGTCTCGATAAGTAGACAATCCATTTACAGATCTAGGAAAAGCAATCTCTTCCGGAGACATAGATTTAAATTTCTCTTTAAAATCAGAGATAAAGTTAATCAAATCGTCCTCGCTCTTTGTCATGATAATCTTAAGAGCTTCTTTAATCTTTGCTCTACAAGACCCAGGTGTTGAAGAACGAACCGCTTCAATCCCCATAATCTTTAACTTAGGCTCAGAATATCTAACACCTTCTGAATCCCACACATGAAGAATGTATCTTTTCTTTGCTGTCCAGATTCCACGATCTGCAATAGATTCTCTCTTCATATACATGGTATTAGAAAACGCATTCATATAATGAGCTAATTCTGCATAAGATGTATCGATAAACGGTCCTACTTGTTCCTGACAAATCTTGTCAATTAAATTAATGATTTTATCTTTTTCGCCACTCTTAATAAATTTATCAACAATAGGATCGAAATTGATATACACGGAATCAGTATCAACAGCAATAATATAATCTCTATCCGTCCCAAGTAATTTATTGAAATATTCATTTAATTTCCTTTCAATCCATCGAATAGACAACTGACCGGACTTTGTAATCCCTTCTGCTAATCTAGAATCATAGAACCTGAAATAAGAATTCCCCATAGCTCCATAAGCAGAATTTAAAGCAATCTTCTTAGCCATCTGAAGATTCTTGTATTTGGATATCTTGTTGGTGTATTCTTTAATGGCTCCTGCGTTCAATTTATTCTTGTTAGCTTCTAATTCCTTCTCAGTTGCTAATTGTAATTTCTTGTATTCTTTGCGCTGATTAAACATCCACTCCATTAATTCTGGAATGAATCCCTTCTTCTCTTTAGAGAAGAGATACCCATTTGCAGCCATAGTAACATCTGAATCCATATCCACAGAAGTTTTTTTGTTAACAAGAGAAGTTATGTCTACATGTCTATAAGAATCTTCTAACAATGTTTCCGGAGAAATATTATATTGTTGAATTAACATAGGATAAAGAGAAGTTAAGTCAAAAGAAACGACCCAGCCATGAAACCCAATGATTGGTTCTTTTACATAAGCACCTTCAATTGAATCTGAACCTTTAGATTCTTTTCTAGGAGGAATAACAATTCTTTTCTTAAGAAGATGATTGTAGATGATTACATCCCACATTCTTACTTGTGAGAACACATCCTCGAAATTAACCTTAGCATCATAAGCCATCGTTACTGCTAATTCAATTAACTTCATCTTGTCTTCTAACGCCATGACAAGGAAGATATCGTTTACGTTATAATCAATAAACTTTTCCCAATCAGAATTATACAGATTCTTTAGAGAACCATATTCAGAATAATCTACTTTTTTGATGCCTAATTCTATGGAAGCAATATGATCTAACTTATAGGATTCTTGATTTGTATAAGTAAATTTCTTATACAACTCCATCCAATCTAAAACAGCAATCCCAAAGATCTCATATGTTTGTTGCATCTTTCCCATGATTAAGATCTCTCTTGGCTTTAAGATACGCCAAGGAGACAACCAAGATGCTTTGTTCTCGCCAAACAATTTAGCAATACGATTTACAAGATAAGGGATATCAAAGAATTTAACATTCCATCCTGTTAAGACGTCGGGAATGTTTTCTTTCCATAACTTAATGAATCTATCTAAGAGATCGTACTCGTCCTTACATTTAATGTAGTCAAATGCTTTTGTTAATTTTAATGGAGAATATTCTCCGCAACCAAGCACTATCGCAGAATTTTGATTAGAAAATTTAATTGCAATCGCATTTATCTTTTCTTCTGTTTCTGATATTGTTGGGAATCCTCCTTCTGATTCACATTCAATATCTAGATACGCAATAACAAGATTGTTAATATCCCAAGAAATATCTTCTTTCCAGTTCTGAGAAATGAATTGATAAGGAGGTTGAATATCTCCATATACGGAGAAATTATCTGCGTCGTGTGAAGTTTGTATAAACTCCTTCACATCTTTGATTAGACCTGCATCAAAGGGAGAAACAGAATATCCATCTAGATTTTTCCAACCTGTTGGGGCATCTTTAGATTTAGCAGGAACCCAGATAGGAGGATGAAAGTCTTTTATCTCTTCGTTGATTCTTTGATTGTTTTCCCACTTTCGTAGGAATATCTTGTTACCCCAGGATTGTACATTAGTATAATGATTCACAATTTATTATAATATAGTTTAGGTTAAAAACAAAGTTTTTTCTTTTGCTCTTCTTGCTGTTAAACCAGGATGATCTTTTCCGTTTACTTTATTCCATTTGGAAAATTCGTTTGCTGCTCCAGCATAATCTTTGTTATTGATCTTCTTTAGAAGAGTAGAATTAGCAAATCCGCCAGCACCAACATTATATGTAAAAGAACATAATGCGTCATATTGATTTTGTGTTAAAGGAACTTTTACCAATTCGTTTATTCTTTCTTCGAATTTGGATAGTCTAGATGCCAACAATTGAGTCGCTTCTTCTTCTGTTATTGTCTTGTCTTTATACTTTTGTTCTTCTTCTGGAAGAAGATCTGTGCCATAACCAATCGCTGGGTGACCAACGTCATCATAAATCTTAGAAGCAAAACCTTCAAACGATTCAATTAAAGAAATTCCATTTGTGCTTATTTTCATAATTTTCCTTTAAATTCATTAAAGTCTTTTATTAATATTATCTCGCCGTCCATATTTTCTATAACAAAAGAACCAGTTTCGCACATATCCCCTGTATTAATATACAACACATCTTCTATTTGTTTGTATTCAGGAATATGAATATGACCCGCCGAGACAGTATTATATCCTTTTCTTTTAGCATATTCTACAACAAGCGAATCAAATTTTCTGAGTATACCAATCCTTTTCTTTGTTTGTTCTTTTAGATATTTAGAGAGAGACCAGTAATCCATTCCCAATAAAGAACGAACCTTATTAAAATAATGATTGAACACAATAAGACTCTCGTACAGAACTGATCCGATTTTGGCTAACCACTTATTAGATCTAATAACAAAATCAAAAGCGTCTCCGTGTATAAAAAGTATTTTACCGTGAGCTATTGATGAATATATATATTGATCAACGACAAAGATATTGTCTAAATTAAAAGGAGTATAATCTCGGAGAGCCTCGTCGTGATTGCCAGTTGTGTACATGACAAGAGTTCCGTCTTTTGCTTTTTTGAACAATAGTCTCAGAACATCATTGTGTTTTTTTGTCCAGTGCTTTGTGAATCCCAATTGCCAAAAGTCAATGACGTCGCCGTTTAAAATAATAACGTCAGTGTCAAAATACTTTAAGACTTCAATGATTAGATCTGCATTAGAAGCCTTTGTGCCTAGATGTAGATCTGACATCCACAAAGATTTGATTTTCATTTGGTCCTTTAAATGCTTAAATAGGATCTGATTTTCATTAACCTAATTAACATTTTTGTGTCTTCTGTATGATAGGCTTCTTCTAGTTTTTGTGCTTTTTTACTTAACTTTTTGCTCTCAGAAGGAGAAGCCGTCAAAAGAGCATCATCATATTCTTTCCACGGGGAAAGACGATTTGGTCTTTCTTCTGTCCACCATTTGTAAAGAGATAAAATTTCTTTTGAATCTTCTAGATAAGCTGTAGAAGATTGAACCTCCCATTCTAAATATAAGATCCCATATTCTTTAGAACGAAATCTATTAAAAAATCTTTTCCAAATTGGAAGAGGGTGTTTGTGATTTATAGTCCATGTAATCGGATTCACATAATGCCATAACGAAGCCAACTCACATTCTACGAAATCCTTTAATAAATTGAAATTCACATGAAGAATTTTTGTATTCGTGCCAACCCAACCAGGAGGTAGTCCTGTATGCACAACATGATGTTTATGTGCAATTCCAAATTCGGTCCAATGTTTAATAGTATGGCGCATATTATGGCGCATAGTATAATACCTGTCAGTCAATCGACGAATATTGTTTCGTACAGCCGTCCAAAAATCTTTAAGTGTTTTATTTTTCTTCATGTCAAATCCTCAAGAAAGAGGGGGATTAATCCCCCTCCAGTTTATTTAGAAGTTATAGAAAACTTCTTTGGCTTTTTATTTTCCGGAAGTTGGACTTCTAATTGAATGTCTAACATTCCATTTTGATAAGCCACATCTTTTACTTCGACATATTCACCAAGGTTAAACACACGAGTAAAAGATCTTTCAGCAATTCCCTTATGGGCATAAGAGAATCCCGAAGGCAGTTCCTTATTAGAAGAAACTTCTCCTTTGATTGTTAGCTTGTTTTCTTTTACAACAACATCTAAATCTTCTGGAGAAAATCCAGCAACTGCCATTGAAAGAGTGAAGCGTGAATTATCATCACTCTTAACAATATTATATGGAGGATAAGAACCAGCAGTTTTTGCTTGCTCAGTCCAATATGTAGCTAGAGTGTTATAAGAGGTAGGAAAATAATCCCAAATAGCATCATTGAAAATTCTTGGAAAGGTAACTGAAGTGTTTGTAGTCATATAATTTCTCCTATTAAGCGAGTTTAAATTATGGAAATCCCGAAGGCATTTCCAATACTATTTATATTATACTACAGCAATTTTTAAAAAGCAAATAAAAAAAGAGGAGCCAGTTAACTGGCTCCTCGAAGATTCCTAGATCTTAGTTTAATTAAGCGTCTGGGAAGATCGCATCATCGTTTGCATCATTATTGATGTTCTTAAATGCGACTAGAGTTTCGTTTAGATTACGTCCGAATCTGCCACCAAGAGTTACTGTTCCTGTAGCAGCGATCCCTGTTGCTCCGACTTTTGCCATAGTTACAGTTACAGGATTGGTAAATCCAGTTGCGCCACCAACCCAATTGTTTGGATTTGTAGTGAACAATCCGCCATTTGTAACAACCACAGAAGTTACATAGCAGCCTGTAGATCCACCAGTTACTGCTGGTGTACTCATAACTGCATAACCAGTTGCTAGGATAACTCCAGTTGCTCCAACTGTTGTTGAGAATGTTACTGCTGGACCAGTTGATCCAAAGAACCAGCCACCGTTTGTTACAGTGACTCCGGTTACAGGACCATATCCACTTGTATGTCTGACCCATCCTGCGTGAGCTGTGTGATTGTTGTAAGATCTTGCTAATTGCTGTTCGGTTGTAGAAAATGTTCCAGTGGCTCCTGTTGAGACGCCATAAACATCTACTCTTTGACCAATAGAAGTGCCTCCAATTGGTTGGATAACTCTCTTAACATACTTTGGCTTTTGTTGAACATAAGTAGTAGCACCAGATTGTGAAGGAACCGATCCGCCAAATTCAGCAACGAATACAGATAAGGCAGTAGCAGAAGTAATACTTTTAACAATATATTCTGCGCTTCCGAGTACGATTGAATCTCCTACAGATACTCCTTTTGTGATAAAGGAATCAGATCCAGAAGCACGAGTTACAACACCAGCTGTGCTAATGTCATATGTGCTTGAAAAAGCAATTTTGTCGTTTACACCAATAAATGGCATTTTAAATGTCTCCCTTAATAGATATTAGACTTCTAGTTCAAAAGACTAATAATACATTATATATTTATGTTATAAGGGAATTCAACCAATTAAACCTTTTAAATCCATAAGAGGAAAGACAAATCTTACAATCTTCTTTTAACGTAGGAGGCCAGAATTCCTTTGGAACAGCAGAAATTCCTGTTTCCCAGGCTTGTTTTTCGGAATGTCTATCTCTTCCTTTGTCTCTCCATTCCACGACGTGTCCATATTCGTGGATTAGGAGAGAAGTCAAAGTGTCATAGTTTTCGTCCTTCGCATCTTTGTAAAGAATAATGTATCCGTCTTGTCCGGCACAACCATTGATAATTCTGTCTTTTTCTGGAGTTGCAATTGAATCATAATAAGTTACGTCTACTTCTACATCAATATCATCTTTCTGGATCCACTCCTTAAGAGCTTCAAAATTTTGTCGTGAAGTCATTAAACACTCCATTAATTTGATTTGACACTCGAATAAATTTAATGTTCTGGTTGTCAATTAATTGTTCTAAACTGGAACAATTTAAATAAGTACAAGCAGAACGAATACCACCCAAGATATCAGTTATAGTATCAGCCAATGGTCCACGATCTGGTAGAGAAACAGTTCTTCCTTCTGCAGTTCTGTAATCATTTATTCCGTGATATTGATCTAGAGCAGATTGCGATGACATCCCATAAAATTCCTTTGACGTTTCATTGTGTCCTGCCAACATACCACCAAGCATAACATAATTAGCTCCAGCAACAAAAGATTTTACAATATCTCCTGGATATCTACACCCACCATCAGACATAATGTATTTGTTATGTATACTATTAACACAATTAAATATTGCTGACAATTGAGGCACACCAACGCCAGTCTTTATTCTTGTAGTACAAACAGATCCAGATCCTAATCCGACTTTAATTATATCTGAATGACGGAGATTCTCTATTCCTCTCCCATCCACAACATTCCCGGAAACAATTACCTTATCTGGATACAATTTAGACAATTGTTTTTGGATATCATATGCGATTTCTAGATAAGCATTCGCAACATCGAAACAGATATATTTGATTTCTGGATTGTATTCTAGAATCTCTTTTAGATTCCTTAAATCTTTATCAGAAGCACCAACAGAAACTCCAACATATCGTGGATCATATACATTACTATTAGACTTATAATCTTCTACTCCATAATGCTTGTGTAGAAAAGTAATCATCTTGAATTGAGATAAAACCTTTGCTACTTCAAAGGTTCCGATCTTATCCATATTAGCAGCTACAATAGGAATAGTTGGAGGAAGAGTTTCTTCCTCCTTTGTTTTTCTATTGACAAATGTATATTGAACAGTTAATTCTACTTGCGACCTAGAAGAGATCCCTGTTTTATTAGGAAGTGGATGTAAAAGAACGTCATCGAAGTCTAATCCGTTGTTAATAATTGAGTACATATTACTTTCCTGTAGAACCAAAGCCTCCTACTCGATTTCCTTTGACTTCGGGTGCAACAGGAGAATTAAACAATTCATATTTTAATTGGGGGACCAATTCTCCCTGACAAATTCTTTCTCCGTGTTTAATCACAACAGCAAGAGAAGTGTTATTTTGTACTAGAATGTATACTTGATCCACATAATCAGAATCAATAACTCCTTCTGCGTTCGCTAGAGTAATTCCACATTTTGCAGCTAAAGAAGATCGGATATGCAATCTGACAGAATATCCTTGTGGAATGTCAAAGATAAGTCCAGTTGGAATTAAAACTCTGCTACCTGGATCCACCCAGAATTCCGATTGTACATATGGCTTAACAGTTGTTTTGTAGTTTAATGTAGACCAAGAAGAGATCGGGAAATCTGGGTGGATAAATGCCTTTAGATCAAAGCAAGCAGAAGCCCAGGTAGCGAATTCTGGAGAAAAAACTTCTGGATGCATCTTAAAATATTTCAACGTTGGATTCATGATATTCCCTCAATTATTATTATAATATAATTCAAATCAAAAGTAAACTATTGTTTCGGTGGATTTGTTAATCCTCTCATAGCTTGTAAAAGAGCACCGACTACAATATACAAATATTTATCCGCATCGGGATATTTCAATCCAACGAAAAGTCCAAGGATAAGAACCAAAATAAGAAGAACCAAGATGTTCCCGCCTTCAGAAGCTAATCCGTTTAAAAATTTTTCCCACATATGCAATTCCTTTAATATGATTTTTTAGCTGTGAAGTATAACATTCCTCCGCCTATACCATAAGATATAATTCTGTCATACCAATGCGGTTTTGTAATTCTTTGAATGTGATCTGCTGTTTGTTGAATAGATAAAGCTGTTGGCGGAAGAGTTCTAGCAACAACATCCGAAACAGTTTTAGTGTTTGTTATTAATCGAGGGAATTCGGAATTAACTAATCGGAAGGTCGAAGAACCATCCCTTACTACATTTCTTGTGTCCTTTAAAAGATCTCCTGTTAAATTTTGCCAACACAATTCATTGTTGGAACAATCTGTTTGTTGATCAAATCTAGAAAGAACAATCTTTACATCACCAGGAATCTGAGAATATGTTTGGGCTAGATCACCAACAGTTTTGTTTGTTTGAGTTAACTGGTCATTCACATCTTTAACAGCTGTGTCTACCTTAACCATTACATCTGATTCTGCTTTATCTATTCTATTGAACGTATCTTTTTGAATAGAATTAATTCTTTTGTCTGTTCGAAGGGTCGCAGATTCCAGAAAAGAAAAAGTATCTTTTCTGATGTTAGCAACTTCTTCTAATGTTTTCTGAGATGTTTCTTGGGTTGTTGCCAAGACTTCATCTGTCTTGGCTTTTATGTGTTGAGCGAGATCCCAAATTGTCCATACAACAAAGGCAAGAAGAACAACTTTAATGCTATCTAAGATTTTATTATACATATAAGATTATCCAACTGATTCATTGTATATGTATTTATGATCTCTCCATCTTTAAAATGATATACGATGGGAGAAATTCGGATATTAAATTTTTCTTCTAGATCTCTCTGTTCCTCAATGTCAACAAAGAAAACACGAGGAAAAGAAGAGAGTTTGTCTAAGATGTATTTCTTCTTTGGAAAAGTGCTCGAACAAAAAAGAACCAGCGATTCCCCCGAAGAGGTCTCGCTGGCGAAGTTTTGAGAAGTAAGATTCACATATATATTTAGCAGATCTTTTGGATAAAAGAATCCACCATTGTTCTCTTCTGCTTTTTAGTATTGTTCATAGAGATAAAGTTGTATTGAACATCTTGCATGTCAGTACCAAAAATCCTGGTGCTGGTTTTGTTAAAAGCGTCTTTATGAACAAAATACAATTCATCGAATTCCATAGTATAATTCTTTTCTACCTTAAAGAGATAAGGAGCAGTACTCAAGTATTGGATAAAGAAATTCGTGAAAGAAACGTCTTTCATTCTTGCCTTGAAAAGATTCAATAAAGCAGCAGGAATCATATAACATTGATTTCCAAGGGTCCAACTGTTTCTATATTTCCCACAGAGATCTGCAGAAGATACCTTTTTCTTTGTCTTAGGATCCAGGATGTATCCATCTGCATTCGCACGAGGTCTAAACAACTCACTATATATGGAAGATTCAGTGTTTCCTCCATCCGTTAAGAAAACCACATTCAGAATTTCTGCTCTAGTCTCTTGGCGGAACCGATTCACAATTGCTTCTACCGTGTTAATAGCAGGAGCAAGAGGAGTTTGATGTAAGAAGAACCAGTCATATTTAGAATATTCCCCGCTTAAGAAGAGATTGAATATTCTGATAAAATCTGTTCTAGACATAGAAGGCGAGAAAAATTCTATAAGAGCAAAGGAAGATCCCGGATAAGGTTCCTGATTGTCAATAGATTGGAATTGTTGAAAATCGAGGTCACGTGCAGGTGAATATATATCATACTTCTTTCCTGCCCTGGCATAGAGGAAGTTTACAGGATTATACCCATTTGTGAATCCATATACAGAAACAGGAATATTGACATTACGACAAAAAGAAATAATCTCAAGAAGCTGGGCGATTACTTGTTTAAACACCGGGTGCATAGAAGAAGACATGTCCAAATAAAACACCAGACCATGGTTCTTGCCTTTTTGTTTTACTTGAGTTGTGAGAAACAGATTGTCTTCAAACTTGTACTTAGAGAGAACATTCATGTTCAACTTGCCAGTCTTGAAATTGAGAGTTTGTTTGTACTCTTTTGCTTTCTTCTTCATCTCGAAGACCTTGGTGTAATAAGCGATAGACGAAGAATATTCCTTGTTGAATTTCTTCATAGAAGGAGAAATCTCAGAAACATCTATATCTTCTTGAACATCAGAATTCTCTGTGGGAGAGGCATCCGACAAATATTTTAAAAATTCTTTATTTGTAATTAGAATATTCTTAAGGATCGGCTCGTGTAGATAAGCGTACTTGACGGAATCAGAAGAAACATTTTGCTTCAAGAATTCTTCCATCTTCTTCTGAACTTTGGAAGTGTAACGTTCTTGGAACCCAGAATCGGATCCGACCTCTGTTGGTTTGGAATTTCCTGGATTTCCGTCCGAAGGACCAGGTCTGATCGATTCTAATTCTGAATCAGACTCTGAATCCTGACCTGATTTTGTCTGAGATCCTTCATCAGATGTAGATTCTGAGGAACTCTTAGATTTTAGTGATTCTTGTTGAGCATCTTCTTCTTCGCAGTGTTGATAGATCTCTTTTGCTAGATCCACTACTGAGCTAAAATTTTCGCAGTTGTTGATCTTTTCTACAAGATCCCAGAATCGTTTATCAACTTCGAAGTTAACTTTCCCAGGAACCTTGAAATGCAGATTTAACTTGTCGATAAGAGTGAGATCTTTTGGATCAGGAAGATCTTCAAAGATACCACGTTCCCATAACTCTTCATACCCAAAGTAGAAAATCTTGCGCATACCAGGATACTTCTTCTTGACGCCACGTTCAATGCGTGGGTCTTCGATCACGTTAAGAACGTGCTTGAAAACTTGTTTGTTGCCCCCAAAGGAATCGATTGCGGCAACCCACGCATCTGTGGGAGTATAAAGAGCATGGCCAATTTCGTGGCCAATCATCATCTCTGTCTCGATCTCAGACAGATTCTTCCAGTTGGGCAGAACAAGACGTCTTTTCTGGACGTCAAAGTAAGCAGTTGGAACAGGCATCTGACGGACTTCAATATTCTCAGTTGCCATCAACTTTGCTAACAGTTCATTGCGTTCATCAAGCATACAATTATTATACCTTATCTGTGCCTGAATTTCAAGCGATTAATCGATTACTTTGTTGGCTTTGTTGACCTTGAATTTAATGGTGGTCGCACGATATTCAGGTTGATCACCATAAGCATTGCCACCACGACCGTCTGACATATATTTCCAGGGAGCAGTCATAAGATCATATGCAGCGATCTTTGCGGCTCGAAGAGCTTCTTCTTTGCTCTCGTACAACTTGAAATTGACTTCGGGAAAGTTTACTCCGGAAATCTTCTCTCCTTCATCCGTCTTCACAATCGGCGCATACATAAACTTTTCGGTTATCGTTTTCTTCATAATCAACCTTACAATACTATCATAACTCGAAAGTCCCAAAAAGTAAAGAACTTTATTCCATTTGTTTTCAATCGGTTACCTGTAACTCACTGATTCTAAAGGGAATATAATTTTCGCTCCTCCATAAGAAAAGGTAACGTGCATGCATGCATGAAGGAAATTTTATTCCCTTTAGAATCTATAGGTTGCAGCTAAGTGACTGATTCTAAATGGAATATTTTTCTTTACTTTTCGGGACTTTCGAGTTATGATAGTATTGTAAGGTTGATTGAGAAACAACCACTCAGTATTGAGTGAGAGGGAAAGTTAAGAAAAAGGTGGGTGGTAGCTCAGAGAAATCTGATACGGGTCCGGGGTTCGGAATCCTACCATTAAACGACACGTTGTTGAGACACGCCCACTTTTTATATTGATTCCGAATAGAATAGTGAGGTTGAGTTTGAAAGGTTATAATGAATCCGAAATTGACAGAATTTATTGATGCGCTCCGTGCGGCTTTTCCTGGATGCGATACAGTCTATCGTGCTGGTGTAGACCAGGTGTTTGAGGAAACTCGCAATTCAAAGGGTCGTACTCTTTTTTGTACTTCTCCCGAGTTCAAGGTCTCACGTGGTGTCTATCGTCTTCCTAAGACAGACGAGGAGATCTCTGTGACTCCGCCTGCTACTCAGGTATCTGCGACTGCAGCCGCTGAGATGGTGCTTACTATGAAGTCTCCTACTCCGGTTATTGACAAGAGTATGATTCCTACTCCGGATAATTCCTTTGTTCCTTTCGGAGACTTTAAACTTCTTTTGAATTTTATCAAGTCAAAGAATTTCTATCCCATTTTTATCTCTGGTGAATCTGGCAACGGAAAGACTAAGATGGTCTACGAGGCCTGCGCTAATTCTCGTCGTGAATTGATTCGTGCAAACATCACCGAGACTACAGACGAAGACGACCTCATCGGCGGTTTCCGTCTTGTAAATGGTGAAACTGTTTGGCAAGATGGTCCTGCTGTTGAAGCGATGAAGCGAGGCGCAGTCCTGCTTCTCGATGAAGTTAATCTTGGTTCTCCTAAGATTATGTGTCTTCAGCCAATTCTAGAAGGCAATCCTATTTTTGTCAAGAAAGTCGGCAAGTTAGTTCAGCCTGCTCCTGGGTTCACTGTTATTGCTACTGCAAATACAAAGGGCAAAGGATCAGACGATGGTCGATACATCGGGTCGAATATTCTCAACGAGGCTTTCTTGGATCGATTTGCTATCACGATTGAACACGAATATCCGGACAAGGTTGCAGAATTACAGATCCTTCATAATCTCCTTGAGAAGAATAAGGTATTGAACGATAAAACGAAAGAGTTTGCTGAAAAGTTGGTTGAGTGGGCCAATGTTGTTCGAGCTACCTTTAAAGAAGGAGCGATCGATGAGATCATCACGACTCGTCGACTCCTGCATATTCTGAATTTCTTTATCTATGGCAAGCGCAACAAAATGGCTGCTATTGATTATTGTGTCTCTCGGTTTGATGATGAGACTAAGGCATCTATCCGTTCTCTTTATCAGAAGGTCGACGACACTGTTGATTTGGCTGCAGCAACTGCAGCAAAAAATACAGATCCAGAAACAGGGGACGAGATTCCCTTCTAGAAATTTCGCTGTAGTGTTCGTTCGTTTGCTTATTCGTTTCGTTGGTTGTCCTTTGGCTGGAGCTTCACGCTCCAGCCTTTTTTTCCATATAAATAACCTTAGAGGATTTGATATGCCATATTACGATTATTCTTGTTCTACATGTGATTACACTTTCGAACGTTCTCTGCAAATGTCTCGGGTCGACGAACCCACCGAATCTCCTTGTCCTAATTGTTCTTCTATGACAATAACAAATGTAATTGGTGCGCCATTAGTATGTGATCCAGTCAGAATTGGAGTTAAGAAAGCACCAACAGATTTTCAGAAATATGTGATGGGAAAAATTCAAGCTAAACACCCAAAGGGAAACGTATTCCAAAAATCATCGAAACCAAGAGAGATTTAATTCTTCTTATTAAGGTTTCTTCTTTTGAGTTGAGAGTCAGACATTTTTTTCTTAGTTTCTTCTGATATTGGATGTGTTGTTTTTATTGATTTGCCTTTGTTCCAAGGCGCACGACCTCTCATCCGATAAGAAACTTTATTCCTTTCTTCTTTGTTATTAAACCTTTGTTTTTGTGAAGATGACATCCTTTGTTTTGATTCTTGACTGTGTGTTTTACCGTAAAAAGGATTATCTTCTCCTCGTTTTTGTTTATTATTTTCAGATATTTTTTTCCTGGTTTCTTCTGAATGCGATTTTCCTAACCAATATCTAGTCGGATTAATCTTTTTAGAGTCAGACAGTTTTTTCCTGGTTTCTTCTGATCTTTTTTTACCTTTTTGATTGGGAGGAGTATCCCCTCCGTTAGTCATATTCCGAAGAATACCAGTTCCAATATCTTTTCTACCATATTTAGAAATCAATTCTATTTCAAGGTTAAATGCTTCTTCTTCTGTTAATTTATCTTGTATTATTTGGATTCTAGAAGGGTCTTTTGGTACATAAATTCTGTGTGGAGCATAAGCTCTGTTCCCCTTTCCTTTACCGATGTAATATGGAGTGCCATCTTCTCTGAGGTAGGCATAGACGTAATAAATAGATGTAGACATTTGCTAGACTCCTGTTCTAGTATTTGTTTAGAGGGTGGTTGTTCTTGACAAACTTCCATCCTCGATTATTATTTATAAAAAATGAATTTCGATTTTTCACACGCTAAGGAAATCTAAATGTCTCAAAAGGCATCTCGTTCTAAAAAATCATCAGAAGCCAAAATAGATGCATCATTTTCTCTTGCTAGAATAGAACCTATCACAGAAGCTCAGAAAGATGTTGTAGAATCTTTTAATGAAGGATTTAATCTAGTTCTCATGGGATCTGCTGGAACTGGGAAAACTTTTCTTTCTCTTTTCCTTGCATTAAATGACATTATTCGTGGTAAAGGAGAAAGACCTTCTAAGATTATCATAATCAGATCTATTGTTTCAACAAGAGATATAGGGTTTCTTCCAGGAACCCTAAGAGAAAAGATGGCAGTCTACGAAGAACCCTACAAAGGAATCTTCTCTGAATTGTTTAAGAGAGGAGATGCCTGGGAGATCTTAAAGACAAAAGGAATTGTTGAGTTCTGTTCTACTTCTTATCTAAGAGGAACAACTTTAAACAACACTTATATTGTCCTGGATGAATTCCAGAATTGTAATTACGAAGAAATTAGAACGATTATAACAAGAGTAGGAAAGAATTCTAGATTAATCTTCTGCGGCGATACAAAACAAAACGATCTTTACAGAAACAAATATGACGTTAGCGGTATGCAAGAGATTGTCAACATTATTGAGAAGATGAAAGAATTTGATATTGTAGATTTCGAGATCTCAGATATTGTAAGATCTGATCTTGTTAAATCCTTTATTGTAGCCGAAGAAGAATATTTGACATCTAAGGGAAAATAAGGTACAATATTATATTGAGAAAGATATTCACACATAAAACTGTAACACTACCAGAGTTAACAGCTGTACACGTCGATGGAAAAAGATATTATATCACTCCATCTGGCGCCAGGTATATGTCTGTTTCCACAGTAGTTGGTTCTTTAAACAAACAAGCAGTGGCAGAATGGCGAGCCAGAGTCGGAGAAGAAGAAGCAAGAAAGATTTCTGCGGCAGCTACAACTTTTGGAACTTCAATCCACAAGATAATCGAGGATTACATTGACAATAAAGAAGGATGGTTGGATTTTGCGAAACCAAAAGAAAAGATCATTTTCAATGCGGCTAAGGAAACTCTGGATAGGATTGATAATGTTTATTGTCAAGAAGGAACCTTATATTCGGATGTTCTTCGGTTAGCTGGAAGAGTTGATTGTATTGCTGAATTTGATGGAATCCCATCTATAATTGACTTTAAGACTTCTTCTAAAGAAAAAAGAGAAGAATGGATAACATCTTATTTCTTACAGACAACTGCTTATTCTCTTGCTTTCCAAGAGTTAACAGGAATATCTATTCCTCAGATTGTTATCTTGGTTATGACTTCCGACGGCATTATCCAGACATTTATCAAAAATAGAAAAGATTACTACAAGCAATTAAAAGAGGTTATCCTTGAAACTAGAAGAAATTAAAGATGCTATTGCTCAGGATTTAAAGATTGATCGATTTAATCTAGTTGATGAATCAGCAAGAACTCCTAATCTATTCTCAAAGTATCTCTCTATTTACATGGACGAGAAAGCTAAGTTAAGAGCCATACAAAGAAAGTTCTGGGAGACCTACAAAGAGAGAAGAGAATATTATTCAGGCTCTGCAGGAGACGATAAATATAAAGAAGAACCGTTTGACCGTAAGATTATTAGACAAGATCTGGATATATGGTTAGACGCAGATAACAAAATTCAGGATCTAAAAGATCGTCTGACTTTCCAAGAATTAATAGTAGAGATCTTAGAGAGAACTCTAAAGGAAATTAATAATCGAAACTACGTCATTAGATGTATGATCGATGTTATTAAGTTCGAGAACGGATCTTAGGATTTTGTTTACAATTATCGAAATGAAATCTTTTCATACCACTTCCACCGCCAATTAAAAAACAATAAGGACACATAGAAGTTGGAAGTTTCTTCCCTTTTTTAGATTCTGCGATTTTAATTCTGGATTCTTCTGAATGTTTTTTTCCGAAGAAAGGATTATTCTTTCCCTTTGTTTTAGCAGATATCTTATTTCTAGAAGATTCAGAATGTAATACATAACCAGATTTGTTCTTATTCCAAGGTATAAAATTCTGTTTCTTCTCCGACATTATCTGTTTAGTTTCTTCTGTATGTTTCTTACCAAAGAAAGATCCTTTTTCCCCTTTTCTTGATTCAGACATCTTTCTTTTAGTCTCTTCTGAATGAATTTTATCTTTTTGAGATTCTGATCGTTTCCTTCTCATTTCTTCTGTTATTACCAAACCAGAGAAACATTTTCCGCCATCTGTCAAATTCCTCAAAATACCAGTACCGTTATCTTTTCTCCCATAATATGCAATTAATTTAGATTCTTCTAATAATGCTTCTTCTTCTGTTAAATTGTTTTTAATAATTATACGTCTTGAGTTTTCTTTTGGAACTGAGATATGTTTGTGGTTTTCTGTTATTCTATTTCCTTTACCTTTTCCTATGTAGTAAGGAGTTCCGTCTTCTCTGAGGTATGCATAGACGTAATAAATAGATGTAGACATTTGCTAATCCTTTCTTAGTAAATTGTTCAGAGGGTGGTTGTACTAGATATACTTCCATCCTCGATTATTATTTATTAAAATTTGAATTTCAAATGGACATCTTTCTAAGAAAAATCAATAGCGTTTGGTCTAGAATTGAGGCGAATGAAGGTATCGTCAGAGAAATTTCTTCTGCTTTTAGTTTCCCCGTACAAGGCAGAGAATTTATGCCAGCATATAGGAAAAAATATTGGGATGGAATTATTCGTTTAGTTCGTAATGGAAAAGTTTATTCCGGTCTTTCCAAATCAATAGAAGAATGGGCAAAGGAACACAATTATTCCTTCTCAACAGATCTAGATTTCTCACAACCAATAACCAAATTACCTTTTTCTAAATGGTATGCATCTGGCGAGACCATAACCCCACGTGATTATCAAATAAAAGCAATCTATCATTCTGCTAAGGCTAAAAGAGCAATATTCCTTTCTCCTACTGCTTCTGGTAAATCCATCATCATTTACACAATAGCTAGAAATCTACTGACAAAATGTGAGGGAAAAATCTTAATTCTAGTTCCAACAACTTCTCTTGTAGAACAGTTGTATTCCGATTTTATAGATTATGCAGGAAAAGATTGGGATGCGGCATCCGAATGCACTAGAATATATTCAGGAATGCCTAGAGAAAACAAAAGAATTGTTATCTCTACCTGGCAATCTCTTTATGATCTACCAGCTAAGGCATTTGATCCATTTGATGCTGTGATTGGTGATGAATGTCATCTGTATAAATCAAAAGAGATCTCTGGGTTGTTAGAGAAGATGGGATCGGCTGATTATCGTTATGGGTTCACGGGAACATTAGATGGGACCCAAACAAACAAGATGATCTTAGAAGGTCTGTTTGGACCTGTGGTGCAAGTAGCAACAACTTCTCAGTTAGTAAAAGAAAAGCATTTAGCAAATTTCAGAATCAATTGCATTATCTTGGAGCACGAAGAAAAAATCAGAAAAGAAGCTAAAGAATGGAATTACGAAGAAGAGTTGCAATTTCTTTTCTCTCACGAAAAGAGAAATAGATTCTTAGTCGATTTATCAAAAGCGACAAAAGGAAACACTTTGCTACTTTTCTCACGAGTAGAGACTCACGGCGAGGTCATCTATAATATGTTAAAAGAAGCCACAGATAGAGATGTTTATTTTATCTATGGCGGAACACAAACACATATAAGAGAAGATGTAAGAAAGAAAGTAGAAGAAGCCCAAAATGCGATTATTGTTGCTTCCACTCAAGTATTTTCCACTGGTATAAATATCAAGTCTCTTGCGAACATTATATTCGCTTATCCTTCTAAATCTAGAATAAGAACCTTACAATCAATTGGTCGAGTTCTTAGATTGTCTTCGAAAAAAGATATAGCAAATGTATATGACATTTCCGATAATTTAAGCTGGAAAGAAAAGAGGAATTACACTTTTAATCATTTCGTCGAAAGGTTAAAGATTTATTCTTCTGAAGATTTTAATTATGTTATAACCAAAACAAATCTGGAGGATTTATATGGAAATTCCCTCGAATTATGAGAGACATATTCCTACAAACGTAGAGGAAGCAATGGTGGAATTAGACAGAAGAATTATGATTACTGCTCAGACTAACTTTGGTAAAGTCGCAGCTAGAGTTATCTTCAGGGAATTGTTAGAGGATTATACAAAAGGATTGGAAAAGAGATCTGGATCTATTATAGTTATATAGTATATAATATTTCCTTGGTACATTTAATATTGTACTAGGTTTTTGAAAAAAAGTCAAATAAATAATTTCCCTTGCTTTTTAGATCCTTCCGAGGTATAATAAATGAGTAGAATAAAAAAGAAGGATTTATATAAGATGATTGGTGTGACGCCTGAGATATTAATCGAAGAAATTGATGCAATTGTTCATCGGAATAGGATGAATCACATAGACGCAACTGTATTCTTCTGCCAAAAGAACGATCTAGACATTGAAGCTGTAGGTAAGATTATTCCTTCTTCTCTAAGATCTAAGATTGAAGAATCGGCTAGAAATTCTAGAATGTTGAAAAAAGAATACAACGATATCTCTACTCTTCCCATTTAATTATGTTAAAGAAAAACAGATACCACAGAATTTATAAAACTAGGGACTCTAGATCCGGATCTGTCTCTTGGTCTGGGTCTGGGTCTAGGT